TTAGCATTTTAAAAGAACTACTTACTTAGTAGTAACTCCTGGGGATTTGGTAACTATTATCAAGTCCCCTTTTTATTTTATTAAAACCGTTTACAAATACATTAAAGTATGATATAATATATCTATGAATGCACAATATAGAATTCCACTTGGCAATGGCAAAACCAAAGTTACCTTATGGACAAACTATATAAAATATAAATTCACCAAACCTGACCTTTGGTGGTTAGAAGATACACCCATCAAGGTCTTCCCGGATTGTAAACGTAACCTTGGAGATAATGATGTTAACAGAGATGAATAACAGAAAATTAATGAGCGAACACTATAGAGAAGATGGTAGTGTAGCTAAAATATATCAAGTAGTAACTGGAATGGATGGAGAACATTCATTTTTTTCAATCACATATAAAGACGCAACTGGTGTCCGAATACACACTGAGGATTTTCCATATAAAGCTTTAGGCTATGTAGAAGATGCGGCAGAGAATTGGACATTAGGTATTAAACAATTATTAATGGAGTAAAATATGGCCACTTTCGATTTTGGCTTCACGCTAGTAGATGAAGACGAATTAGATGTTGCAAAAGAAGTAGCAGCATCAACAGCCTCGGCATCAAATGCACAGGATAGGTTGGACAAATTGTTCAATGCTATTACACCTCTACTTAATAACTTAAAGGCTAATCCTGAAAAGGAATATATTAAATGGCCTAATAGAGTTGATAAGGTAGAAGCATTTGAAGGACAGATATTAAAAATATATAAGGGATAACCTAAGGATTATATTATGGTAAAGCGTAAGATGAGTGAAGAACAAAAAGTAGCAGTCGCGGCTAATCTAGCTAAGGCTAGAGCAGCTAAAAAACCTGCCACATATAAAAATGTGGCGGCAAATGTTATGGCCCTAGATGATGACCATGGACTATCTGTGGTAAGCGTTAAAGGATATATTAAAGCTTCTAAGGAAAAGATAAGTTTCTTAAAGAAGGCAGTTCATCGCGGAGAGAAGGGAGCAATAGCTAAATTAGCTTCTGTTCAAGCTTATCAACGAGGCTTAAACTCATATTTAAGAGAGGGTTTATACCCATATAATTTCTATGGAGATGATGAAGAGAAACCAATTCAACATTTAACCATTGCACCAGCATATGATGAAGAGGGGTTTAGAAAATGATTGAAGATATTAATAAGAAATCATTTTCACGATTAGTAGAAACATATGTTAGAACTCACAAAGGCTGTCCATATATTGATGCTGTTATAGATGTATGTGAAGCAAATGAAATAGATATAAGAGATAGTAAAAAACTTATATCCAAAGAGATTATTGAGCATATTGAATTTGAAGCTAAAGAGCTTAATTTATTACAAGGTGGTAATCCAACATATGTTTTACCTATATGAGAATGGATGGATATTCGGCTTTTAAATTACACCATGCAATTAACCTCCATTTTAATGGGACATATGATTGCTTTAAATATAATTTTAAAACAAACGTAACTGAAAAAACATATTGGAAAAGACCAGACAAATTTCAGTTAACTAAGATAGGCAAACGATTTAAAAGTAAAGATGATATAATACTATACTTTGCTGCTCATCAAGTTGCTGGAAATAAATACAGTGGTGATATGGTACGTGATGAAGATACCTACACCAAGTTTTTAAAGCGTATAGATAGTATTAGTTATCTATTTAAAAATGAATTAGAAGAAATTTCAGATAATGGATTTGATACCCTTTTGGAAATAGAAGAAACATATCCAAAAATTATCCACCACTATCTGGAAGGTACAGTTTCTCTGGAGACTGTATGCATAGTGAATAGGCTGACAGGTTTTATTGAGAAAGCCAATTCACAAATAAGTGAGACCATACTATGGCCTGACTTATATAAAAAAATATCTAAGTTTCAATCTTTTTTAAAGGTTGATGATAGTAAAATGAGAAAAATTATTTTAGATATTTTTTAATTATACTGTTTACTTTTGTGAAAAGTATGATATAATATATAATGATACAACTTAAAAATAATATAAATCTTTAAAGGAGATGTACAATGAGTTTCGCAGACTTAAAAGCTAAGGCTAATGACATGAGCGCATTAGTCGGTGCAGCTGAAAGCACCACAGAAAAAAAATCATACGGCGACGATCGTATGTGGAAACCCACAGTAGACAAAGCAGGTAATGGTTATGCCGTTATTCGGTTTTTGCCAACGGTTGAAGGTGATGACTTACCTTGGGCTAAATTTTGGGACCATTTCTTTCAAGGACCGACTGGTCAATGGTATGTAGAGAAATCTTTAACTACCATTGGTAANGACGANCCTGTTTCNGAAANNAATTCNAAACTNTGGAATACNGGNATNGAAGCAGATAAAGATACNGCACGTANACGTAAGCGTCGCTTNCATTATGTGTCAAATATCTGTGTTGTTTCTGACCCTGAAAATCCAGAAAATAATGGTAAGACATTCTTATATACTTATGGCGCTAAAATCTTTGAAAAGATTATGAATAGCATGCAGCCACAGTATGAGGATGAAACTGCTGTTAATCCATTTGACCTATGGAAAGGCTCTAACTTTAAAATGAAGATTGCTCAAGTTGCGGGATTCCGTAATTATGACCGTTCTGAATTTGGTAAGCCTGAACCACTTAATGCAGATGATTCTATCTTAGAAGATATCTACAATAAGCAGTATTCTCTTAAGGAGTTTACAGATGCGTCAACATTTAAATCTTATAGTGAGCTTAATCTTAAGTTGACTAGAGTTTTAGGTGAGGAAATTACCGCAGCAAATCGTTCTGAAATTGATTATGTTGATGAGGATATAAAAAACGAATCACCATTCAAAGACGATTCACTTCCAGGCGACCCAGTTGCAATAGCAGCTGACCCAGTTCAACGAGCTGAGGCTGAAGATGATACAATGAGTTATTTTGCTAAATTAGCAGCTGAAGCTTAATCTTATGAACCCGTCGAAAGGCGGGTTTTTAATATGCAGCTGCAATATCATGACCAAGTCCTGCCATCCAACCACTACCATAACCACCAACATTTCCTAATCCTGCAGGAACACGGTTATTATAGACAATTACTACCTTACTTGATTTGTCATTACCACTATCACTAATAACTACTGGTGCTGGTATAGTTCGTTGACCACCACCTAAATCAGCAAATTTTCTTTTTTGTTCGGCCATCTTTAATGAATCAGCATTTAAATCTTGATGATATTTTTTCCATTGGTCAGAACCTGGGTTGCCCATTAAGAGTAAATCCTCCTGACTTTGAAGCACTTTATTCATGCCTACCATGTATCCGGCGTTCAAATCGAGTTGTGATTGTTCATATGCACGTTGCTCAACCATTTCTGCTATTGATTGTCCTGGATTATTCATAGCAGTAGCTACAGTTTGTCCCAATGTAGTACCAGTATAAAAATCATGCGTATCCCAACCTAATCCTTTTATCATCCAATCTGGCAATATAGATATTAATCCACGTTTTATATGTCTAGGAATATTTGCAATCACACTCCACATATTAGCCATTGATTCTTTAAAATCACCAAATATCTCGTCCCAAGTTGGTATTGTAATCCTACCACCAAAAGCTTTATTATCTTTCCAAAACCATTCACCAACCTTAGTTACCATTCCCCATATTGAATCCATAGCCGAATCCCACATAGCTTTAAGTGAAAAATTACCAGGGTCCCATGATATAAATCCACCAAAGATTTCTGTTTTTGTTGAACCATGTGGCCCAGCTATTGGACCAGGTTGTCCAGGTCTATAAAACCATTCACCAATTCTTCTTAAATGATACATTATAAAGCCTACTCCCTTACCCCATAACTTAGCAACAGCTGCTCCAGCTTCTTTCAGTTTAGCTGTAATTTTATCACCACCAATATATCCAAAAATTGCACCCAAAGCCATTCCAATTAAACCACCTATGATTGCACCTGGGATAGCACCAATACCACCAAATAAAAATCCTATTGCACCACCAATCATAACTCCAAGGCCACCCACTTTAAATGCTTGTTTAATTGAATTCCATAATCCCTCACCTTCACCACCTAACATCTTACCTATTGCACCAGCAAATCCATCTTCTTTCCAACCTGTAATAAAATCTTTAATTGCAAGAACACCTCCACCTATTGCCCACCCAATAAGCATAAGTGGTAAACCTCTTAATGATTTCCATAAACCACC